GCTAACCTGTCTAACGAACAGCAAACAGCCTTATCTAACTTACAAGTTAAAGCTGCCATGATGGGTCAAGACCTAACCAATGAGCAGCAGATGGCAGTGTTAGAAAGTACACAAGCCTTTGAAGCTAACATGGGTGATGCTACACGTAAGCAACAGGCGTTTATCCAAGATGCTGTAGCTACTGCAGCTATGGAAGGTAGAGTACTAGATAACAAACAACAGACAGCTTTGTTCAATGTAGCTAATGTTGTAGCTGAAAGAGAGATAGAACTAAACAACGAACAACAGACTGCTATCTTTAATATGAGCAATAAGATGACTATTGGTCTAGAAGAGATGTCAGGTAGACAGCAGACTGCACTAGCTAACGCTCAGATAGAAGCCGCTATGAAAGGTCAGGAGCTTAGCAATAAACAACAAGTAAACATTATTAAGGCTGAGCGTATTGCTGAGATAGCCAATATGAACTTTACTGCTGAGCAGTCTCGTGCATTACAGAACGCACAGCTAACACAGAGTGTTGACCTAGCTAACCTGTCTAACTCCCAAGCTAAACTACTAGCTGACTGTGCTGCGTTAGCTAACGTAGACATGGCTAACCTTAACAATAGACAGCAAGCACAAGCACAACAGGCGTCTGCTTTCCTAGAGATGGACATGGCTAACTTAGACAATGAGCAACAGGCTGTTATGTTTGAAGCTCAGTCTCTTGTGCAAAGTATCTTTAGTGATCAAGCTGCAGAGAATGCACAGATGCAGTTTAACGCTGAGAGTATCAACCAAGTCAACCAGTTCTTTGAGGGTATGTCTACACAGGTACAGCAGTTTAATACAGCACAATCTAATGCTATGGAGCAGTTTAACGTTGGTGAAGAAAACACTATGGCTAAGTTTCAAGCTGAGCTAGATAACCAACGTGACATGTTTAATGCACAGAATGAACTTGTAGTTGCACAAGCTACTACCGTATGGAGACAGACTGTAGCTACAGCTAATACTGCTGCACTTAATGAAGCAAACATGCAAGAGGTTATGGCAGCTAACTCTTTGACTGTGCAAGGTCTAAATGAGTTGTGGCAGCAGGAGCGTGACTTGATGAACTTTGCATGGAAAAGTGCTGAGAAACAAATGGATCGTGACCACGAATTAGTAAAGGCTAAAATAAACAATGATTCCAATGAGGATGCTGCTTATTCAGAAGCAACAGGTACATTCTTAGGTGCCGTTGTGAGTGGTGTGTTTAACAACTGGTCACAAATATTCTAGTAAGGTAAATAAAAGATGGCAACAATAGATACAATAGCAAATGAAGTATACCAAAGACATCTTTTAAAGGGTGTCCAAGTAGCACCTGCTGAAAAAGAAGTAAACCAAGAAGGCTTGATGAAGCGTCCTCAGGTAGAACAAGAGCCTGAACAAGATGCAGCCACAGCTAAAAACGTTGTGTTAAATTTTATTGATGCTCTAAGTAATGATGTATATGATTCAAACATAGTAGATACTGCAGTAAGAGAACCCTCTACAGATGTACAGATGGGTTCAGATAAGATGTACGGTATGTACAAAACACCTGTACATGTATTCCAAGCTATGAATAGAGATGTAGACCCTGATACTGCTGAGATATACGTAAGAGAAACACCACAGCTAGACTATCTCAATAGACTTGATATTGATACTAGAGAAAGTGAAAGGGAGCTACAGGAATACAGACGCATGGTTGCAGGTGATACTGAGTTTGCCTTTCCCACTGCAGCTAGACAAGTATCCTCTAGAATTAAAATACCTAAGCTTGAGGTAAGTGAAGAGCCTGATGTAACTATTAAAGATGCACCTGATGAAGATATTGTATTGGATGATCCTACACCTACTAGAACAGAAGGGCTAGGTAGTAGACCTGTAGCGGAAGCTCAGACAGCGCCTATTTCTGGGGGTGAAATAAGAGAGCCTGATTTTGAACCACCTAAAGAAGAAGTAAAGGAAGTCCTTTTTATACAGAAAGGACTTACAGACTTAGGATTTAAACCAGGTGGTGTTGATGGTGCAGTAGGGGGCGGTACTAGAAGGGCTTTGCGTAAGTTTCAAAAAGCAAACGGTTTAGAAATAACAGGTATTATGACACCTGAAGTGTTTACTCTTATTAGATCAGGTGAAGCTGTTAAATATCCAGATCCTCCAAAACCAGATGCTAAAGTGTCTAAAATATTGGATTCAAACTTTGAAGTATTTAAAGAAGCTGTAGCACAAAAAGAAAGCAGTGGTAGATATAACATAATGGGTGGTTATAATAATCATTATGTAGGTAGGTATCAAATGGGTAAAGACGCTCTTGAAGATGAGGGGTATAGTTACAAAAAAAGAGATGCTCTCTTAAAAGATCCAAAAAAACAAGACGAACTATTTAAAAAGTTTACACTGAGAAACCATAAAAAACTAACTCAAAACTCTAAAAAGTATAGAGATATGTCAGAAAAAGAAAAGCTTGGTGTACTAGGGTACGCTCACAATCAAGGTGCAACTGCTGCAGAGGAGTGGTTATATACAGGTGTATCAGGTAAAGATGCTAATGGAACTTTGGGTGATGAATACACATCTTTAATATCAAGATATTTTTCTTTAGCATCTAAACGCCCTAGAGCAAGACCTGATACTTTGGTAGCGTCCAACTAACATGTTTGGCTTACCTCTTGAACTAATCACTATGCTCTTCTCTACTATCCTTGGTGGTGTCATGTCTATCATAGGACAGAACCAAAAGAACAAACTAGAGCAACAGAAGATGATGCTACAGACAGCAAGCTTCAAGGCTGACCAAGTTAACGCAGCTAGAGATGCAGGTAAAACTGATAAGCACTTTGCTTGGACACGTAGACTTATAGCTTTATCTGCAGTGTTTAGCATTATTGTCTTGCCAAAGCTAGTAGCAGTGTGGTATCCTGAGGTTGGAGTAATTGTAGGTTACACTGAGGCTACTGGTGGATTCTGGAACTGGTTGTTTGGCCCAGCAGAAACAGTACAGTGGCGTACAGCACAGGGCTTTGTAATCACACCACTAGATACACATATAGTATCAGCAATCATAGGTCTGTACTTTGGTGCAGGTTTCACTAAGTAGGATAAAAAACAAATGGCAGTATCACAGTTCAATGGAGTAATACCGGGAAGCTCTTTAACTTCTCATAAAGTAGGAGATCGTCCTTGGGAACGTCCACCAGAGATGGATACAGTTGAAGAAGCTTTATCTTTCTACATGTCCAGTTTATCACAACAAGATACACTAGACGATCTTATGGTGGCTATTGAAACTGGTGTAGCTATCAAGCCCCTAGTTGAATCTTTGTACACAGCTAGTGTTATGAGAGGTATGCATACTTTAGATGTAGGAATACTTGTAGCGCCAGCCTTAATGGAGTTCTTTGCTGCTGTAGCAGAAAGCTACGGTATTGACTACAAGTTTTCTAATAAAGATCCTAAGAAAGCAATGGATGATAAAGAAAGAGCAAGAGTAACTATGTTGCTTCAAGCCTCTATACGTAAGGCAGAACAGGCAGGTGAAGCAGATGAAGGTACAGATCTTTTACGTGATATGGCAGAGTATACTTCAGGATCTATGACCAGAGAAGAAGCAGAACAAGACCCATCTAAAAAAGATATGAAGCCGCCTATTGAAGGTGAACAACCTATTGGGGATGAAGAGCCTATTGAAGGTGAAGAAGTTATGCAAGAAGAACAAGTAGAACAAATGGAAACACCACCTCAGAGTGGTGGGCTAATGGCTAAACAGGGGTAATTAGATATGGGTTTTAATGGAAAAGCTTTTGCTACTGGTTTTCTTAATCAGGTATCTAAAGATCTTATACAGCGACAAAGAGAAGCTAGAGCTTACAGAGTAAAGCTTGAGGAAGATGCAGAACGTGCTAAGGCTCAGCATAAGAAAAGACTATCTTTAGTTAATGGACCTTTAATGGCTACGTATAACAGCTTAAAAGATCTAGGTGCTACAGGCGCTATGATTAATGCTGCTATGGCATCAGGTCCAGAAGGTATGATAAACTTTGAAAAGAAGCTTCGTACTCACAGTGTAAACACAGGTAAATCATCTTTTACACCTAGTGAAATCTCTGCCCTATCTAATATGTCTGAGGAAGAACTTAATGCATTTAAGATAACAGATGATCAAGTAAAGAAAAACCTTTTGTATACATTTGGTGGTGGCTCTCCATCACTAGGTAGTACAGAGCCAGCCAAAGGTGGCTTCTTTAGTAAGATCTTTGGTGTAGACTTAGAGTCAGACATACGTGCTAACCTTGATAAGGATGCGTACTATCAAGGGTACTCTAAGATGGACTTGATTGAGATGGCAGATCAGGATGCGTATCAAAGTCTGATGCCTGACACTTTCTTTTCTATTACACCTACTAAAGTGTATGACCCTATTAAGATTAATGATATGTACAGAGATCATATTGCTGATGCAGATAGTGATAACTTAGTTAATAAACATCCATCATATCAAGATGCCTTAATGTACTTTGGTGAAAAAGCACAAGGTTTAAGCCCTGAATTACCAGAGTTTATGCGTGTTCAAGGCTATACTACTGAAGAACTATCCGATGTAGATGCTTTTACAAAAGCGTTTAAACGTAAGCGTAGGTATCAAGTTACACAAGACTATGCATCAAGTTATGGTTTACAATTCTTAACCAGCCCTACAGCAAATGTAAAGAGTTATCTAAGCCCTGAGGACTACTCTTCAATACTTGCTGCTAATGGTGGTGAGGAACAAGTAGCTAATGAAATTAGACCTAAAATAGATAAGGCTCTTGAGTTGTATGGTTTAGCGGGTGGTGGTTTTAGTTCACCTCTTTCACCTATGGCAAATACTGAGAAAGTAAAAGCTACTAATGGTCTTACATTTACTATGGACCCCCAGACAGGTTTAGCTATTGGTGGAACAAATGCTAATGGAGATCCCATTAAACTACCACCAGGAACATCTCCTGATGATGCGTATCAAGCTATGAAGAATGCAGGTTTAATTCCTCAGGAACAGGCAGGGGTAGACTTACCAGGTTTTGGTTCTGCTAATGTGGTAACGGAGAGTGAACTTTTAGAGGCTGGGTTTGGATCAGTAGAAGACTTACAGGTTCCCTCACCTACACTTGAAGATCAATCCAGTAAAGTTACTAATTCACTAGATTTTTATGCTAACCCTGAGGAAGGTAAGACATATCTAGTTACTATAAAGGGTAGGAATTTAAATAGACCTTATAGAGTAAAGAGTGAGGACTTACAGTACATAGCTGCAGAAGCCATAGATGATACTGTAACTATTAAAGAAGACACTGATCCTACAGAAAGCTACAAGAAACAGTCAGGTAGTGCATTACGTAGACTATTTGGCACAGATAAAGCACCAGAAGCTGAAGAGCAGGATGTAGTTCTTGAGTCTGGTCCTGAGTTTACAGAAGAGGATGCAGCTATCTCAGAGGCTACTGTGCCTCGTGAAGAGTATGAAGCTATATTTAATGATTTCTTTGATACGCTTGATGCAGGGCAAATGAGAGATAAAGAAAAAGTACTTAAGGCTTGGGATGCATACTCTCAAAATAAACCTAGCATATCAGGTGTTTTAAAGAAGAATATAAAAGATTCTCTGCTTGACATGTTTTCTAATGAAAGTAACTAAGTATGACAACTTTTAATTTAGACAGCTTCTTAAAAGATAATGGTGTTGGGGATATGGATGTTAAGCCTACCCCAACCTATAACAACACAACATCTACAGGGTTTGATTTAAATAGTTTCTTAAAAGATAATGGTGTTAGTGACACAGAAGAAGATGATGAAAGAAGTGAACTATCTTTAGATAGTGAAACCCCTACAACAGGTAAGCTAAAGAAAAAAGATCTTTATAGATACGAGAACTTAAATAAGATACGAGAGTACATGGCTCGTAGTAAAGGTAAAAACTTTGATAAGGTTGATGATGAAGAGCTTGTTGAAGGTTTTATGAACCACATGCGTAACTGGAATACAAACACTATAGGAACTGCAGGTGAAGTAATGTTTGTTACTCGTGGTTCACAGGAAGATAAGCTTGCCGCTAAAAACGCATATAATTTATATGATAGTTTAGGTAATGTGTTTGTTAATGATGGTGTGTATGGTGCTGTTGATGGTGTAAAAGATTATATATTTAGTGCAATCAAAGATCCTACAAACTATTTAGGTGCAGCTACAGCAGGTATATCTAAGCTAGGTGCTTTTGGTGTTAGCCAAGCAGGAAAAGATCTTATAAAGAAGTCTATACAAAGGGCAACTATGGAAGCTGCACGTAGTGGTGCAACTCGTGAGGCTGCTAAAAAGGCAGGACAAGAAGCTGGCGATGTTATGGCTAGAAAGCTTACTACTGCTGGTGTAAAAGGTGCTAGTGCAGAAGCTAGAAAGGCAGAGGCAGCAAGAATAGCAAGACAAGAAGTAATATTAAAAGCAAGTCAGGAAGCTAAAGATGCTTTCGTAAAAAACAGAATAAAGAAAGCTGGATACTGGACAGTAGGATCTACTGCTACACTAGATGGTGCTATCGCTGCTTGGCAAACAGATAGTATTCAAGATATATATTTAGATGTAGGTGCTCAAAAAAAGTATAGTGCTTCTATGACTGCTTTATCTGCAGGTCTAGGCGTAGTAGGTGCAGGGTTTTATGCAGTAGGTTCATCCTTTAGGGGTGCATCTGGTTTAGGTGATGCCTATGCTGAAGGGTCTGTAACTAGTAGGGTTTTACAACGTACTGGTAAGTCTATAGAAAACTTAAAGAAGCAACTAGAGGTAGTAGGTAATAAAGAAGGTACAACAAGTAAAAAGTATTTAGCTATAAAAGATAGAATAAAAGAATTACAGAAAAGAAATATTGGTGATCCTGTTTTAAAGAAGGAAGTTAATGCTAAAGCTACTAAGGCTCTAAAGAAAGCATTTGATTCTTGGGCTGATAAGGTTGAGTACGGAAGACTCAAGGGTACTATAGTAGATGGTGAATTGTTAGGACGTATTGATATACCTGAAACACTTGTAAAGAATATGCTAATAGGTGAAGATGGTAAAGGTGGATTAGTAAAGGTACTAAAAGAAGAGGGTGTTAGTATATCTCGTAAAACACCTGTAGCTGATGTCATTACAAACCTTATACGTTACATGCCAGAGGAAGATCTACAGAAATACTCTAAGGCTATGTACAATGAAACAAGTATTCATCTAGGAGACTTTGATAGACTTGCTGTTGACATTGGTGATCTACTTGCTGCTGATGCTAGTAGAGCAGGTAGTACTTTGTCTGTATGGTCACAGGTTCAAAGGGCTGTAGATGCTGGTACTATTGTAGGAACTAAAACATTAGATAGTGCTCTTAAGAATAAGGAACTGCAGGACGCAGCTAATAAAGAATTAAAAGATATGAATAAGTCTAAACCTTTTGCTTATGGACAAAGCATATGGAAAAGATTACTTGTATCCTCACCTGCTACAACATCAGCTAACGTGATGGGGTACTCTCTATTTTCTGCAGGTAACTCAGTAGCTGAACTTTTAAATGGTGCTACCTTTTATCTTGCGGGTGCAGGAACTGGCTTTGGTACAACCAAAACATCTAGAGAACTATTTAGAAAAGGTAACGTGTATCTAGCTATCCAAAAACAAAAGATGCAAAACCTGATGGACCCATTCACTACGCATGACACGTATATGAAGATGTTAGATGAGCATAAAGATTTACGTAAGCTATTAATTGATACTACAGGTATGGGTGTTGAGCAGTCCATTGAAAGGTTTGGCTTTGACCCATCAAATAAAATAGTTAATAAAATAGATAGATGGACTACTGCAGCTAATACTATTACAGGTGTACGAGTACAAGATACATTTACTAAATCACAAATGTTTATGACTGAGCTAGATAAGTTTCTACGGTTGAAAAAAGATACTACTCTACAAGATGTATTGAGGTCTGGTAATACAAAGATAATAGATGATGATGTTATTGGCGGTGCTATAGATTCAACATTGAAGTCTGTGTTTTCAAAAGACTACACAGGTAATGATCAGATGTTAAGCACAGCAGCTAGAACAGTAGAGAACATTTCAAATACCCCAGGCTTAGGCTTTGTACTACCCTTTGGTAGGTTTATGAATAACGTTGTAGCAACAGCTTACCAGTGGTCTCCTCTGTCTTTAGTTGGTGTGGCATCTAACATAGCTAAGAAAGAAGGGGATGCAATAAGCAATACACAAATTATGTCCAGAGCTTTAACAGGACTAGCAGGTTACAAGTTAGCTTATGATTATTCTCAGCAACAAGAAAAAGATGGACTTGCTTACAACGAAATAAGAACAAAAGAGGGTAACATTATTGATGTTAGAAATGTATACCCTCTGTCTGCTTTCTTAGCTATAGGTAGATATGCAAGCCTAACTATGAAAGGCGAAATGGGTGGTGTAAAAGAGCCAATAGAAGATGTCCTTGCTCAGCTTGCTATTGGTCAGGTGGCTAGAGATATGCAGTTCTCTAATGATCTTTTAGCTGCATCAGATTACATAACTAGAGTAGTGTCAGGTGAAGGTGGTGGCTCAGCTATGCAAGGTAAAGAGGCTGCAGGTAAACTATTAGGTAACATTACAGCAGGTGCCACTCGCCCACTAGATGCTATCAATCGTGCCGTTGGTTTTATTGCTGAGAATGATTACTCTAAAGATCCAAGGCAGGGGCGTGGTGGTCAGGTATTCCTACAGCAGTCTACTAAATATATGGATAATATTATAGAGGCTTTAGCTGATCAGTTCGATGCAGAAACCCCAAAGCTAACAGGAGATGAACTGCGTGTAGCTACTCGTGAAGGTAGACTATATGATGCCAATCCTTTGTCTAGGATCTTTGGTATAACTGTAAAAAGAGGTAAGACTGCTGCAGAAAAGATATACAGTATGGCAGAGTTAAAGACATGGACTGCAGATCAGAGGTCACAGATACCTAAATATGATAGAGTGTTTAATCAAATGTTGGCTCCTATACTTGAGGTTGAAGCCAGCCAGCTTTTAAAAGATAAACGTTTCTTAGAGGGTGGTGCTAAGTATAGAAGAGGCCGTGTTGAAAACGTACTAAAGGAAGCTAGAAAGATTGTAACTACTACTCTTAATAATCCTAAGAACTCTTCTAACATAGAAAGAGAAAGATATAGAGTAGCAACTAAAGGTACGAAAGAACAAAAAGCTACAGCTATGGAGATGATGAGAGGTCAAGGAGTAGATGCAGACTTAAGGGATTTTACTTACACTGAGTTACAGATGTATAAATCTTACATTGAATATTTAGAGATGTTAGCTGAAGGTAGATAACAAAAGAAGAGGGGGCCATGACAGCCCCCTTTTTTATTTTAGTCCTGTTGCTTCTGCAGCAAACCTAGCAATAATAGCTGCATCATCTAATCGTTCAAGAGATCTATCCTTTATGTCTGACTCTTTCAGATTACTTTTAATGTACCTCTGTGCAGGTATGAGCAGAGTAACTAACTTATCATAGAACTCTCTTTGTTTAGCTTCAACGTGTCTCTTAGCTTCTTCTTCGATGTTCAATCTACGTTTCTTTTGGTATTTGAAAGCAGTATGTTTTAGCTGTAGCTGATGGTCCTGGTTTTGAATCTTTTAAGAGTTTTTCCATTTTAGAACCAACCTCAACACAAGACGCATTATCCATAAACAAACCATTAAAGGCGTGTACCTGTACCTTACCTTCAAACATCATAACTAACAGTAAAGCATACATACTAGAACCAACTCTTCACTTGATCAATAATTGCTGGTCCATGCTCTGAAGCTAAGCTTACTACTTCACCTATAGCTACCATACCGATAGTTGCTACTGCCATAAATTCAATACCTGTCATGTTACTTCTCCTTTGGGTTTATGTTAAGTCTACTATTTCGCAAACATCACCAGTGCAAGCCATAGTCTGCATTGCTACCGTGTTATCTTCGCTTTCATACTCAGAAAGTCTAGACCAATCTATCTTCTCTGGCATCTGTGATAAGAGTACTTTATACTCTTCCTTATTGCAATCCTGATATGGTGCTTGTTGATAAGTATGGTCAGAGTGTGGCAAGAAAGACACACCACTCATCTCATCAAAGTGTTCATAAACAAATGCACCTACAGACATCCACTCTTCATCCCGTACTGAGATCGTTACGCTTGGCTTATGTTCGCACCAGTGACGCTGATATGTAAGCCATGTCTCTAGTTGTTCAATAGCAGTCATATCATTACGTGTGATAGCTCCTGCTGGTGCTTTGACAGGGAAACTAAATACAGTTGTGCTGTCACCCTTCTGTACACATGGCTCATTAGGTACGCCATTGTCCTTCATAAACTGTGTTAGCGGATCATTGTTATCAGCCCTAACAGTACGGATGTAATAGGAACTGTGGCGAGCATGTATGCCAGAGGCACTATCCACCAGTTGCGATACTGTGCCTGACGGTTTGACACATGTAATCGCAGCAGCAACAGGTATACCAAGACGGTCAGCCCATTCAGCATTAGTAGAAACAGCAATCCCACGAAGGTGTGCAAGGGTCTTCTCCAATCCTCTATTAGCAGAGGTCATCAGTGGGTTGTCCATTATTCCTGTAAGCGACACACCCAGCAGACGCTCCTCTTCTGTGTTCTTGTTCCACACCTTACGCAAGTATGGAAACTTGGTGTAGGTGGATTGTATGGTTCCCAGAATCGTAGCCAAGCGAACCTTTCTTTCCAAGTCTTCAATATTATCTGTTGCACGTACAACAACTTCCGTAAGATTACAGAACTGATACGGACGTAAGATGATTTCGCTGCAGGGGTTAGTACCAAACTCATAGTTAGGATCACGCCTACCATACTTCTCAGCTTGCTTCTTACTTGCTTGACGATTAAATACACCACGTTCTCCTGACTTACTTGCTACTAGAGCTTGCCATTCCCGCATAAATGTTTCTATATGAGGTTTTTCAGTGTAAGCTACAGAGTTATTAGCTAATGACCTGTAACCAAAACGATAAATATTTTTCTCAGGTTCATCCCACCACTGCCCAGACTTGGCGTGACGTATGCGATCATCATCTAGGTCAGACAAAGATATCATAGCACTACGGCGTACACCGCCTACAACAACTATCTCACCAATCTTACACATAAGATCATGGCACTCAATGCTAGATAACTTACGATCTTGTGCGCCTTTAAATGTTTTTATAGCAAAACTAAATAGATCAACAAGTGGCTCTGGACCTGATGCCCTACCACCAAACGTTTTAAGCCTAGAACCTGCAGGACGTACCTTACTTATATCCCACTTAGGGATCTCACCAGCCCATAGGAGTGCAAGCACTTGTCTGAAAGCTTTAGCCCAACCTTCCTTACTATCCTTAACAACAACAGTAGTCTCACTGTCGAACAACTCAGGAACCTCAGGGAGCTTAGTAATGAACTGACGCTCAACACTGAAGCCAACACCAGTACCACAGAGCAAGATGAACATAGCCTCATCGAAGGACTTAGGATCATCTACGGGTAGGTAACTACAGTTGTACCCTGCTGTATTGTCACGCTCAAGGGCAGGGCCAGCAGTCATCATAGCTCTCATAGATGGCATTACTTCTAGGTTTAATATAGCATCACGTATATTATTTACGTATGAGTCCTTACCAGCTTTAGTACATACTACATTATCCATGTATCGTTCTACTGTTTCAGACCAAGACTCTCGCCCTTTACCATCACGGTACTTAGCGTAGCGAGACAGAGCGATAAAGCTTTGGTAGTCTGTTGGTAAATAGTTATCCATTATCTGTTGTCTCCTGATCCACTTAGAACCCCACGCTGCTCTCTATCATCTAGCTTCTTCATGTTCATTTCCATGATAGTCTTTAAGTTACCACCAAAGATGTTAGCTAAAGCTGTAGCATAAAATAATACATCACCTAATTCTTTTAGTACATCTTCATCTGAGAAACTATTTTTATCACGAAACAGTTTCTTTACTTTCTCAGATACTTCTCCTGCTTCTCCTACTAAACCAAGAGTATTCTCTACTAAACGGTCACTGCCTTTAGTAAATACTTTATCCTCTACAAACTGAGAGTAGAACCTGACAGGATCATTCTCATAGATTGGACTATTTTGAAACATGTCAAAGTAACCAAACGCTTTTAAATCAGTCTCATTAATCAACACACTCTCTCCCTAATATTTAAGTTGTCTACCTCTACATCATCTATATCATAAAATGTATTACGAATAAGATCATGTATATCATCTACGTGAGCTTCTTCTAAAGCAGAGAATATATTGTTATCATCATCTACCTTTAGAACAAATGTTACACTAAACTTTCTCATTTGTGTGTGTCCGTCCACCTTTTTCTCATCCTCTGTAAATACCATATTGCTTTGTCTATATCTTCTAAACCATTCTTATACTCACATCTCCACATATACTTTAGTACGTTAGCTGCATGTGGTGCTATAGATCCAGACATGTTCTCAGTCATAGCTTCTATTGCATCAATGCATTCAATACCAGCGTGATTGTAGTGTACTGGATTGTTTACTGCATCATGTGTGTTACTCATGCGTTACCCTGTGTCTTAGTAAATCTAGTCAGGCGTACAACTTTACCATTCGTACCCTCTACTTCTTCATACTCTTTTGTTCTATCATTGTCAACCCCTATTAATTCATTTCTTTTTTCTTCTACTAAATCATATAAGTCTTCATCCGTTTGTGCCATCTCTAAGAATGTTCCCATAAGAGTAGCCAGATGTACAAGGTACGCTATTGTTTCCTCATTAGATCTTTTAGTTGGGCCTACTGACAAAGCCGTAGAAAGTTCACCTGACCACTCACCATACTCGTCAAACTCTACAGGTCTTAGTAGTATAGCTACTTCATCATCTTTTAATGTGTAAGACATTACTCTATCCTTTTGTCTCCCTTGAAAGGGATGTGTTTTAAAGTTAAAACTTTTCCTTTTTCTTTAAGCCAGGATTCTGGTATAACACGATGCGCCCAAAGAAACTCATTCTTATCACACCAGTTACAGTATCTTGACTTAGCACCCTTGTAAAGCTTTGCCATAGAGTTACTAAATACAAACCGTATATCTAACTCTGGGTGTTGCTCTCGTACTGCTAGGTGCTTTCTTCTGTCTTCACTATCAAAGATACCCTTAGTCTCTATGATAATACCGTTGTCCAAAACAAAGTCAGGTGTGTATGTCCTGTAGCGTAGGTCTTCCCACTCTATCTTTAAGACTTCATACCTGACTTTACTTTGGTTCTCTTTTAGGTACGCAGCGGTAGTCTTTTCTAAGCCACTACGATACCGTCTAGAGTTATGCCGCCTCTTCGTTGTCATCTACTTCTTCATCTGGATTAAGTGATGCCTTTAAACGATTGGCTAAGATGTTACCTACAGTGCGAACACTGGATAACTCATAGTTCAACTGCGTTTGTACAGTTGAGTTGTATTGTAGCTCATTGATTAGAGCCTTTTGATCTTCTGAGAAATCTTCTGTCTCATATTCTACTTCATCAATAGTTACTTTTGTCATTATCTATCACTCCATAAGCTGACATATTCTACTGTTGGTGGGGTTTTCTTTCCACTGTATACCTGAGAAGGTAATGCTCTTAGTGTGGGCCAACACTTGTGCCTGTGTGCACAGAAGCCACACGTTTTACTTAACTTGTAGTTGCCACTAGCCTTACCACGATATGTTTCTGGCTCAGCCTCAAAGCAACGCTCAAAGGGTTCATCATTGTCTAGGTAATCATAGGTATCCTCTATCTTTTTTAATACTTCTTCTTTATTTGCCTCTGCTGCTGACACATACTTGAACTCACCATTAGCTTTGTTGACTACCCACCAACCACCAATGCCTTTATCTGCAGCAGTAGCGTAGCCTACAAGCTGTGACACATAACCAAATGTATCACCCTTGTTTAGTGTATGGAAGTCTTCAAACTTATTAGTGAATGACCATGGTGAAGCAGACTTAACGTCATCTACTTTACCATCTAGCACCATGTCATACTCACCACTAACCTCACCACCATTAGATAACTTTAGTGTTACCTTATCGTTGTCATCAAATGATGTACCTGATGCTCTGAGTAGTCCTTTGAATACAGCTTCAACTATATCACCTATGATCATGTTGATCAAGAAGTGTGGTGGTAGTGGTGTCTTATCTTCAGGGTCATTCTTCTCAAACCATAGCTGACAAGTAGGACGCCCAATGTTGGACATCCTTAATCTAAACTTGTCACGAGGTCCACTGCTGAACTGCTTCTCTAATGCAGCCTCAACATCCGCAGCTACATGCTTACGGATATCTTCAGCCATGTCTGTCTCACCCTTAGTAGCTCTCGCTAGGTAATCGTAGACAGCTAGTTCAGCAGGGTGATTCATCAGTCTGCCTCTTCTACATTGACAAACGATGCTACTATAGATGCATCATCCTCAGAGATAGTCTCTTTGTTCTTTTCATCCCACTGCTGCAAGATGTAAGAGTTCTGATACTCAATGTAGTCCATGAAGTCTTTCAGTGTAGTCTGATCTTCAGGGCTAATGTCTACCTTGTCACCTGCGCTAAGCTTCATGATAGCGTAAGTGTTACCATTCGGTAGATTATCTTCATCTGCAGCTAGGTTAAACGTGTACTGAATAGGTAAGATATTCTTACGTGTCAGAGCAGTTAAAGCCCCATCCAATGACTTAGTGCTTGAAGGTGGAACCTCACACACAAACGGCACTGGATCAGTGATAGCACCTACAGGATTACCTGCTTCGTCAATGCAATCATTAGCAGTTAACATACCAAAGACAATCTTCTTACGCTTGATGCTACGGATTAAGTCCTTTGTTTTCTCAGGTACAGAAGCCCAGTCTTCAATGTAACCAGACGGTCTACCTAAGTTAAACCCACCCATACTATCCTTCAAGTCACCTTTTAGGTCAGTACTCATGACTGTCTTCATCATCTTCTCTTCTGATGAATCCCACTTACTCCACTGTTGACGTACAGCAAAGATGCGGATGTTAGGGTTGACGCTATAGACTACGTTGTCTTCCCCTTGTGTGATCTTGTATGACCCTGATGGTACTACCTCAGTCTTGACTGACTTGCCATTGACTTCGATGCTACCCATGATGCCGTTGTGGATCAGGTTAACACGTGGTAGTGATACACTCTTTGTTTCACCCCCTGTGTTTGATACACCAATAGCTTCTGCTAAAGACATACCAAGATCGTTTTGGATTGCTAGTTCTGTACTCATACTTACTTCCTTTTTGTAAAGTTAAAAGATGCTTAGTTATACTCTAAACGTCAGCTATGTCAAGCCAATTATCACCTATCTTTGCTTCTAATAACAGAGGCACGTTCATGGTAACACCGTAAGCCTTTTCGACTAAAGCGTTTAGGTCTTCGTTCATATCTGTAATAGTCTGTATCACTGCTTCAATCTCTTCTGGATGTACGTCAATGACCACTGAATCATGCACAGAATTAACTAAGCATGAATGCATGTCCATCAGTCTACGTTCTATCTCACACAGCACAACAGGCACTACATCACCCGTAGCAAACCCCTGCACTGGGTAGTTCTTAATCATTGTGAAGTGTGTCACGCTACCGTTGCTACGTCTTGTCACATCAGGGAAAGCGTACTGTCTGCCACTCACATTAGTAATCTTGTTTAAGCGTATTGCCTCACTCGCTAACTTCTTATGCCATGCTGCTACGCCTTTGTATTTCTCTGTGAAGTGTTCGTAGTATGCAGCTACAGCCTTACTTCTGCCATACCCTGTAGCCCCAAAGAGGGGTGCAAAGGTGTGTGGTTTAGCTTCTTGGCGTGACGTAGGTTCACCTGCATCAGTGATAACCTTTGCAGTATAACTGTGTACGTCAAACCCTGTAGCTATCTCTTCCATAGCAGTATGATCCTGTGCAAGGAATGCAGCCGCCCTAAATTCAAGCTGCGCAAAGTCAGCCTCACAAATCTTACCGCCAGGCCACCTAGATATAAACACACGCTTTACTGGGAAGGTTCCCCCTCTTGGCATGTTTTGCATGTTGGGATTGCGTCCAGAGAACCTACCTGTACTGGTGATGTGTTGAGTGAGTCCAACGTGTAGCATTCCTGTGGTTGACTTTCTATAAATATTAATACCGTCAACAAAGCTACTAAGGTAACTAGAAATAGCAGAAAGCCTTTTAACATCAGTAAGGAAGTCAACAGCACTATCCATCCCGTTGTTCTTAGCAGTAGCAATAAGTGTGTCCAGATTGTCTTTACTTGTGCTAAAACCATTAGCTGATACCCACTTTTTACTTGGGGCAGCGAAGCATAGGCCAGCCACTTTGTTTATCTTCTTTAGCTGATAGCCACGTGCATCACAATCCTTACAGTTGTTAGGCTTCTTAAAGAGTGAGCCATCCTTCTTTACTTTGTATGTCTTACCTTTCCCTTTACATGTAGGACAAGTGAAAGCCTTAGTACGAAGTATCGTAGTAGAGTTCGCTGCAACTGCTGACTTAAACTCTTCCTGTGTTTCCACATAGTCAAAGAGCGCAGCCCATTCTTTTTTGTTATCTATTGCAACGGAGAACACAACCTGTGACATCTGTTCAGGTGAGTTAAGATTGATAGGTGTATCACCCATAAGTTCCCTAACCTTGCGCTGCAGACGTTCTTCTATCTGTGCTTTCTCAGTCTGAAACTCTTTACGTACTACCTCAAGGGCGTTGTTATCCACACTGAATCCTGACATATACATTCTTGTAAGGGCTTTACAGGTGGCGAAGGTGACTTCTCTG